CAATATGTAATGGAAGTTGACCCGTATTCACAGATGACAAGCCCATATAGCACACAGACAGGAATATATACCGACAAAACAAGCCCATATTCAAGATTTCCAATAGTAAATTAATATGTTATAATTAATTATATGGCAAAAGGATATACTACAAAACAAGCAGTTGAGAATTACACGCTGCAAAACATCGCGAGTTCTTTTACTGCTCAAATAACTTCTTGGATAGAAGCAATCGAACAGTTTATAGATCAAAGAACTGGCAGAAATTTCGTTGCTGATACGGTAGCGACGACAAGAGTTTATGATGGCATTGATGATAGTGAGATAGACATTGACGATTTTATTTCGATTACTAAATTAGAGGTAGGAGAAGAATTGGCTGATAGGGTTGAAATAATCGCGGCGGATTATAGAACCTATCCGGCAAACGAAACGCCAAAGCAAACAATACAACTCAAGGATAGTTATTTCACAGAGGGACATCAGAATGTAGTAGTTACGGCAAAATTTGGATATTCGGTAGCTTGCCCGGCAGATATAACATTGGCGGCAACAATATTAATGGCAGGAATAATAAACTATTCAAATAATGCCAAAGGTAAAGTCCAAAGCGAAACAATAGGCAGGTATTCAGTAACCTATAACTCAGAGAAAGGTTGGCAAGATTTCAAAAACGCTATGGCAATATTAGATAGTTATAAAAAATTTGAATTCTAAAATGGCAATACAAGATCACTACAATACAACAATCAGCGTAGAAAGATTAACGATAGCCGAGGAGGAAACAGACAAGCAAGCATATACGACTCACTTGGCAAGTGTCAAGTGTTGCATACAGCCATTAGAGGCAGGCATTACACAAGACATCAATGTTGGTTTTGGAAAAGACCGGCTTATGTTTTGCGATGATTGTGATATAGTCGAGGGCGACAGGGTTGTTCACGGATCAGATATTTATAGGGTTGTCGGGATAGAGAGATACGATAGCTTTTTGGGAAGAACCCGACAAATGGAAATTATGATTAGAATTTTTGAATCATGAGCGATGCAATCGTTAGAGTAACAATTAAAAATGCAGATGAGATTAAAAGTGCATTTAAGGCAGCACCAGAAAGAGTATCAGCCGAGATAGGCACGGCAATAAACAGGATAATAACAAGAGTAGAAAATAAAGCGAAAAGAGAAGCGCCGGTAAATAAACAAAGAGGCGGTGGCAACCTAAGACAAAGCATAACATCTAAAATGACAGGACGAACAAGCGGAATGGTAGAAGTCGGCGCAAGTTACGGAGTTTATGTTCACGAGGGGACAAGTCCGCATATTATAAGAGTAAGAACAAAAAGAGTATTAGCGGATAAAAGATCAAACTCAATTTTCGGAGCAGTTGTTCATCATCCCGGAACAAGAGCAAATCCATTTTTGCAAAGGGCTGTGGATAATCAAAGCTCATTTATAGATAAAGAGTTCGAGGATGCCGTAGAAAGGGCGGTAAAATAAAAATATGGCAAGCGATTTCAAAGATATTAGGGCAGCTATTGTCACTAAACTTGGCGATATTGAAACAATACAGGAAAGTTATGGCTATGATAAAAGCACATTTAGCGGATTTCCTGCGGTGATAGTAGTTCCAAGTGATAATGAAGCCGACTATGGATCATCTCAAAAAGATAGGTTGGTTTTTGTTTTCAAATTAAGGGCTTATTATATAATAAAAAAAGAGTCAGACACGGGAACAGCCGAAACCGCACTTGAGAAAGTTGTTGATGAAATTTTGACAGACTTTAGGGAAAGGAATGTTCTCGGATCGGCGTGTGATTGGGTTGAGCCAATGCCAAGCGTTTGGGAATACGAAACAAGAGGTGAGGCGGTTTATAGAGTAGCAGAGATAACAATAAGATGTGTAAAATATGTGAAATAATGCTATAATATTTATGACAGACAAAAAAATAAAAAAGCAAAAGCGTAAATATCACTTCCCGGCTAAAAAACAAATAGTCGAAGCCGAGAATTACGCGCAAGCACTTAAATTGATTAAATTGAATAAAAAATAATATGTCTTTACTAAGAGGAGAAGATCTAAATTTAGGCGTTGGTATGGAAAATTCCGCAGCGAGAGGGACATTTGTAACTCCGCAAGGATGGACACCTGCCAGAACGCCAACAGGGATTAATGTTGAAGTCGTTAAAACATTAATCAAAGAAACAAAAGCATCGGGAATTACGAGCCAAGGATCCGAGGTTGTTCAAAGAAAAGCTATCGGAACATTGGAGTTTAATTTGAGATCAGAGATGATCGGATATTTTCTTAAAAGTTTAATAGGAAAATGCACAACAGCGGCAGTTTATGGAACAGTAAATTCTCATACATTTGAAGTTTTAGAAAATAATCCACAGTTTCCGACAGTATCGTTCGGATTATCACAACCCGGCATGCAAGATTATGGATACAAAGGAGCATTAGTTAAATCGTTAGAATTGAGAACACCAGTAGATGATCTGGTAAATTCAACCATTGAATTTGAAGCGCAAGACGAAGAAGAAAAAAGCGATTACACAGTAGCTTTCACAGACACCGATTACTTATTCAGACCGCAGGATGTTGAAATCAAAGTAGCAACAAATAAGGCAGGATTAGCAGCTGCGGCAGCTATTGATGTAAAAGAGTTTTCGTTAAGCATTAAAAACAATGGGCGAGCTCAACAGCACATAGGGTCAGTTACACCAACAGACTTTATCGCCAACTTAATCGAAATTACAGGGAACATTGTGTTAGATTACGAGGGCAAGGTCTATCACGATATATACAAGAACGGAACTTATAAGGCGATGCAAATTAAATTGACAAGATCAGACATTGATCTTGGCGGTGGATATAGTCCAACAATAACAATCCAGTTGTCAAGGGTTTCATTTGAGAAATCAAGCCCAGACAGACCGATTGATGATATTGTCAGGGACAGCATGGATTTTACTGGACATTATTCAAGCACCGATTCAGAAGCTATTAACATTGTAGTCCAAAATACAATAGAGGACTATGATCACGCATAAAAATGAACAGAGAAACTAAAACAATTAAAACACCAGTAGGACAGAAAGAAGTTGTTATAAACTCATATATGACTGGCAGAGAAAAAAGAGAACTATTTAAGCAAGATGGTGATAAAAATTACGATACAAAAAGTATAAAAATGTGTGTAATGAGTATTGATGGTAATAAAGAAAACATACTGGATAATGTATTAGATATGCACGGAAAGGACTATGATTTTGTTTTGGACGAAATAACCAACACATTAAATGACTCATCTTTTTTAGTTCAAAAGACAGAGAAGAAATAAAGGATCAATACAAAAAATTACTTGCCAAAGGAAATGGCAAGATAGATTGGCGAATGAATATGATTGATATATGTCAGTATATGGGGGGTTGGGATTATCATACTTATATGGACCAGCCCAGTTGGTTTTTGGATTTAATATCTCTTAAAAAGAACATAGAGTGCGAATACCAAAATGGCAAACAAAAAAGTCACATTAACAATTGAAGCAGAAGATAAGGCAACGCCCGTAATGAAAATTTTTAACAAGAGTGTTGATAATGCCAAAAATTCTCTTGATAATTTTTCTAACACAACAGCATCAACAAAGGGTAGTAATGAGAACCTGACTAAAAGTATTTTTATGGGCGTCGCCATTTGGGACGCGCTAAAAGGTGCCGTCAGAAAAGCAGTTACTTCCATTAAGGAAGATATTAAAATGTATCTCGAAGATACATTGAGTTTGGATTTAGCAAGAGCAAACATAGAAGCCACGGGAACTGCATGGGCAGACGCCGAAGAAAAACTTAGATCATTTGGAACACAAATGGTCAAGTGGGGCATAGATTCTGAAGATGCTCAATTGTCTGCCGCCAAACTAACAAAAGCAGTAGGAGGAGATTTGGTGAAAGGAATGAGTCTTGCTACATTAGCAGCTGACCTTACTGCCTCTGGTTTTGGGAATTTAGAAACAAACACAAATACACTACAAAATGTGTT